CGTGATCTGCAGTGCGCGGCCGTCTGCGATCAGGCCCACGGTTTCCAGCAGCTGCACGCCGGCCGCCACGTCCGGGTCGTCCAAGTCGATGAAGCTGGCCAGCTCCTGGTCCTTGAGGTTGCTGCGCAGCTGCGCGGCCTGCATGCGCTCCTGCTGGCCCGCATCGGCCCGGTCCACGGCGGCCCATTCGATGGCGGCACGCTCGGCGGCGGTGAAGCGGCGGCGAAAGGCCAGCGGGGTGATGCGGCGGCGGATCTGCGGCGCGGGCGCTGGCTGCTCCTGCTGCTCGGCCAGGCGCCAGCGGCCGGGGTACAGGGCCTGGGCGGTGGATTCGTCGGCCAAGATGGTGTTTTCTGCTGCGCCTTGCGCGTTCAGGATTTCGATGATGGGCATGGTTATACCTTTTTGAACAGACGCAGATGGCCCAGGCCCGCGCCACCGTATAGCGGCGCCATCCCGGTGGAGTTGACGCTCCCTGCAGAGGCGCCCCTGCCCGGCGCACAGATATAACTGGCGGCGACTGCGCCGTTGCCGCCGCCGAACAGGCCGGAGTTGCCTCCAGGTGGTGCTACATCGCCCGATGCGCCGACTCCCGGCGAGCCCCAGTCTGTTGTGTTGATCTGGATATCGAACGGCCAGAACGAAAACCCCCGGATGGCGCCCACTCCCATTTGCCCGTGGGTGAGGTCTACAGCGCAGTCCCCCACGTTTACCGCTGGGCTGTAGGTGCCACAACCCAGATCCACAGCCGCACCGCAGTAGGCGTTGGCGCCCGGGCTTTGCTGCGGCTGTCGTCCCCACATCCAGTAATCGGCCCCCGTGACCTGCGCGACCACGGGCGCCCGGTCTGTGGTGCTGTTCAGGCCAGCATCGCCGCCTTGGCAGGTCATGAGGGGGACGCCATTGTGATAAATCGAGGTTAGGCCCCCGGCATTTGCCGGTGCCACGCCCACGGGCGCGCCCCCGGCACCAATAGCGAAAACTATGTTGTCGCCAGCTTTCACAGCAAAGGCCCTGACCCCCCAGGGCGCGGAGTTCCCCGGGGCGCGGGCCCTGCACCCGCCCGCACCGCCGCCCATGCCGGCCACCACGGCCATGCCATCGCTGGGCACATAGATAGTGACCGATGACAGGATCAATCGGGAGTGCACCAACAGCAGGCCTCCAGTGCTTACAAGATCGCTCAGTTTCATAGATTACCCAATGGAAAGGGTCCAGTAGTTGCCCCACGAGTAATGCAGCGTCACGCGCCAGGCGTTGGCGTTGAACAGCACGTCCTCATTGACACCGTTGATGACATGCGCGGCGTTGCCGCGCCGCAGGGTGAATCGCCCCAGACTCCACAGGCCCCAGGGGTCCAGGAGCACGATGGTGTCGCCAATGGCGGGATTGGCAGGCAGTGGCCGGCTGTAGACTTCGGCCGCGTACAGCGAATACTCAACGCCGACTTCAAACGGCACGCCGTTGGATGCGGCATTGGAATGGACCTGCATCAGCTGGGCCAGCCTGCGCACGCCCCACGCGATTTCGGCCATCGTGCTGGCGTTGATGACCGTCTGCAGGTCGATTTTTTTCCCGTCGATCTTGCTGTTCAGCGTACTGGCCTGCTGTTGCAACTGCAGCTGCAGCTGCTGCACGGCGGTAGCCAGATCCTGGGCGGCCTTTTGCTTTGCACCGTCGATGCCCTGGGCCGTTGCCTGGTCCAGCGCCTGGAGCGCCGCCTTGCTGGCCTTAGTGTCCACAAGCTGGTCCATGGATTTGCTGGCCGCGTCGATCAGGCGCAGTGCTTCGCGCAGGCGGTCCACGTCCAGCTCCAATTTGTTCTGGGCATGGGGCAGGGGCAGCTGCAGGTGCTCGGTGTGCTCCAGCACGGGCTGCAGCTCGGTGCCGGCGTCGTCGTGGATGTCGCTCATGTGCTTCCCCGTTACAGCACCACGGCGCGCAGGTTGTCCACCAGGGGGCGGGCGGTGGTGGTGCCCGTCAGCGTCAGGCGTAGTCGCAGGCTTGCTGCGTTCATGTCCTGCAGGCGGTGGGTCAGCTCAATGGTTCCGGCCGTCTGCGGGCTGCTGGACAGGTAGGGCACCACGGTCCAGGCCTCGCTGCCGGCCAGCTGCGCATGCACGGCCACGGCGGCGCCGGCCGGGATGGTGCCCTCGAAGATCACGCGCAGCTCGGTGCCGCCTGCCGTGGCAATGACGGGAGAGATGTAGGTGCCCGACTGCAGCAGGCTGCCCACGGCCAGGATGGTGGCGGGGGCCAGCACGGCGCCCATGCCGCTGTCGCCCACGCGCATGGTGGCCTTCACGCGCACGGTGCCGGTGTATGGCTCATCCAGGCGCACGGGCTGGCCGGCGTCGGCCTCGATGACGCGCTGCACGGCGCCACCTGCGCCCAGCAGCTCGATGGCGTAGGTGATGCGCGCGGTGGGGTCCGGCTGCTCGGCGCCGGCATTGATCAGCAGCAGGGTGGCGTTGGCCACCTCCTGTGCGCCCACCTCCACGGTCTTGACCTTGAGCGGGTATTGCGCCTCATGCAAATCGAAGCGCAGCACGCGGTTGACGTGGCGCGTGACGATGCCGGAGGCATTGATTTCCAGCAGCTGCCCCACTTCGGCCGGCGCGGCCGTGACCCAGCCCGTGCCGTCCTGGCGGGCATCGCCCACCTGGGCCACGGCCAGTGCGGTGTCGGTGTCGGCAGCGGACACGCACAGCGCATAGCTGGTGCCCGCCTGCAGCTGGACCAGGGCCGGCCAGGTCACGCGCGTGGCCGTGCCATTAGTCTTGGTCTGCGCGCTTTCCACGCGCTGCTCGCGCAGGGCCAGGCCCGGCAGGCCGGCATCGTCCAGGGCGGCCAGCACCACAAGGGCCGGGCCGCCGCTGGCCGTGAAGTACAGATCCAGCGCGGCGCACTGCTGGGCGCGCGCCGGGGTGATGATTTGGGTGATGGTGCTATACGACATAGGTCACAGTGGCAAAGCCTGCAACGCGGGCGCCGAACCAGGTGCCGCCCACATGCTGAAGTTTGAGAGTGAGGACGGCACTGCCCACGTACTGCGCCTGGCCGACGCTGCCGTGCTCGCCCTTGATTTCCACGGTCTTGGCGCCTACGGGCACGCCTTCGGGGATGGTGAAACGGCCCTCCAGCACGCCGGCCGCCGTGGCCACCAGGGTGCCGCCTGCCAGCGCCTGGGGCGCCACAGGCTGGCCATCGAAATGCAGGCTTTGCAGCGCTTCCAGCGGCCGGAATCCCGCCAGCGAAAACTTGACTTCCAGCGGGCGCAGGGTGATGCCGCTGGTATCCAGCAGACTTTCGTCTATCTGGTCCCTGTAGCGGGCCTCCTGCGTTTCGCGGATGTCGTAAAAGCCCCAGTACGAGCTGACGGTGCGCGGGTATTCGAGTTCCTGGGGCTGCTCCCAGCGGTCCACGCTGGGCACCAGGGTGACGGTGGCCGGTAGCACGCCGGGCGTGGGCAGACCGTTGACGCGCATGGACCGGCTGGTGGCGCCCTGGCCCAGGGCCTTGGCCAGCGTGTATTCCAGGCTGTGCGCGGTCTTGCCGTCGCCCAGCATGTAGGCGTGTTCGGCCTCGTACAGCTGCAGCGCGCCACCTGCCACCATGGCCGTCTGCTGCAGGCCCTGGTCGCGCATGCTGTCGTCAATCATGGGGTCGGCGAAGTAGCCTTTTTTCAGGCCGCTGTAACGGCCTGCGGTGTCGGTGGCCAGGCGCAGCTCGGCCAGGTCCATCTCGATGCGGTCCATGCGCTCGCGGTACGCCACCAGGGTCTGCATGGGCACCACGCGCACGCTGTCCGGCTCGGTGCGGCGCGTGGCTGGCTCCCAGGTCTGGTAGATGCTGCCCAGGGCCAGCACGTTGCCCGGCACATCGGGCGCCACGGGTTGCCAGGTGGCAGGGATGCCCTTTACCACGTTGATCAGGCCATCGCCACCCATGACGATGCGGTCAATGCGGCGCAGCGCATAGCGGTAGTCCACCAGGATCAGGGTGGCGGGCAGCGCGCCCTGCACGTCAAAGCCGCGCGTGGTCTGGTTCTGCGCGGGCTCGGTGCTGATGTAGTCATAGCTCGCGCTGTAGGTGCTGCCCGGGGTGGGCTCGGCGCCGGTCGGGCTCCAGTCGATCTGCCCGGCCGTCAGCTTGTAGTCGATGTCCCTTTTGTAGGTGGTGCCGCCCTGGGTCACGCTGTTGATCTGCACCACGCTGGCGTCGGGCAGCGGGTCAGCGGCGCCGACGAAACTGCCGTGCACCACCTGGGCGGTCTTGCGGCGCGTGATGCGCAGGGTGGCCTGCTCCAGCACGGGCCAGCGGTCGAATGCCACATGCTGCAGCGCATCCGTGCTGCTGCTGTGGGGCTCGCTGTTGACCTGGGCCATGTCGGCCTTGGCCTCGAAGACCAGGCGCCGGTCGGCGGGCACTTCGATGGACACGCCGCCCACACGCGCGGCGCCGGCCGTGATGGCGTAGACCTGGCGGCCTTGGTCATCGTCGGGCAGCTGCAGCGTCTGCAGGCCGCGCACGGCGTAGGTGCCGCCCGCGCTGTCGCGGTCATAGCGTTCTATGGCCTTGGTGACGGCGTTGAGCTGGGGCGCGGGCTCGCGCGGCTTGACGATGCCATCTTCAACGGTCCACACAGGGTAGAAATCCCCTTCGCCCTGGCCCTGCAGGCCCCAGGCGACGGACACCTGCAGGCGGTCGGCCCCGGGCTCGCCGTAGCCGCTGGTCCCCACTGCGGGGTTGTACAGGGTCGGGTCTTGCTCGGCCGTGACGATGCGCGTGGCGTAGTGCACGCCGATGTAGACGGTGCCCTGCACGGCGATCTGCAGCGCGGCAGCGGCCACGTCATGGACGGCGCCGTTCAGGTAGATGCTGCCGGCCTCCAGCTGGCAGGCGCCGGTTTCTGCATTGACACTGCAGCGCGCGCCGGCCGTGATGTCGCCATCGGCAAACAGCACATCGGCCACGCGGCGCAGGGCATAGCGGGCCTGGGCCTGGGTCTCGTTTTGCTCGGCCGACTGCGCCACGCGGTCGGCGTGGAAGATGTGCTCGGTGTAGCCCTTGGCAGGGTCGTGTCGGTTGTAGCTGGTCATGCGCGACTCACAGTGGGATCACTATTTCTTCGGTGGCCTTGGTCGTGCCGCTGCGCAGGACCGGCGAGCGGTATTCCAGGCAATACACGGTGCCCGGGTTCTCGACCTCGGCCGGCGTCAGGTAGCGCTGGCCAGGCGGCACGCCTGCCTTGGCCACGGTGCCGAAAAACACGCCGCATTCGCGCACGGTTTCGCCCTGGGCATCGCCAAAGCCGAACGTGGTGCGCAGCAGCAGAAAGGGCGTGGGCACCTGGCTGGTCTTGTAGTAGACCTGGCCGGGCATCTCGATATCGTGGTCCTGGGCCGTGCCGGGCACGGCATAGCCCACGTCCACCACGGTGCGGCGGCCGATTTCGTCCAGCAGCGTGGTGCGGTCGGCGGGGGTAGCCGGGGGCGCGGGCCACGCGCCATCGCCGCGGCCCCATGCGATGTGCACGGGCATGGCCGCCAGGGATTTGGCCAGCGCGATGCGGCCGGCGTCTTGCAGTGTCTGCATGGGCTATTCCTCGGATTCTGTGGTTTTGCTGTGGATGTTGGATTGCTGCCAGTGGTCGCTGTCCCAGCGCCCGGTCCAGCCGCGTGCGGGGGCCATGCGCGGCTGGGCGGCGCCCGTGGCCAGGGTGTTGGCGGCGCCAGGCCACTGGCCCGGCCGTGCGCCAGCGGTAGCTGCCCATATCTCGCCGTAGCTGGTCCACGGCTGATGCTGCGCGTGCGCGGGTGCCTGGTCGGGCGTGTACTGGTGTTGGCCGCCGCCCGCCAGGCGCTGCATGGGTCCGTCCCAGCGCCACACATCCAGGCGCAGCTGGTCGGCCCGGCGCATGCGGCCACTGGTGTGCTGGTGGTCGGCGCTGCGCAGCGGGGTGAGGTTGGGGCGCTGGGCCTGGGACTGGTTGATGCGGCCTTGGCTACCGATAACGGGCGGCTCACCTTCGCCCACGTCCACAGGCGTGCCGCTGTCGTTGTCCCAGAGGGCGCCGTCCAGCTTTGGCGCACGGTCCCAGCGCAGGGCGCGCAAATCGAAGCGATAGAACACGCGGTAGAAATGGACGTGCAGCGGGATGCTGGCCCGCACCACATGGGCCATGCGCGCGATATCGCTGTTGCTGACTTCGCGGCCCGGGTTGATGTGCAGGCGGGCGCCATCCTCTTCCAGGGTCACGCTCAGGTAGCCCTGCCAGGCCAGCGCGCGGCGCACGGCGGCGGCGCTGCCACGCTCACGCAGCCAGGGCAGGCCCTTGGCCAGCAGCTCGCGCGGGTCGGAAAAATACCGCTCGAATTGCCCCAGCTGCCACTGCTGGGCCAGCCAGGGCAGCAGGGCCGGGTGCTGGGCGGTGCTGGCCGGCTCGGCCGCGTCGGCCATGGTGCCCCAGTCACGCGGCAGCGTGGTGTCTATCACGCGCTCCAGGCTGGTGGATGCTGGGGGCAGGATGCTGCGGCGGGCGTCCATCAGGCCACCCCTGCATCGATCAGCTCCACGGCGCCCAGGGCCGGGAATTCGCCGGCCGCAATCGGCGTGATGGGCGCGGGCCGCGTGTTGTCCGGGTAGTCCACGGCGTGCACGCCATCGACGTGCAGCAGCGTGGTGATGTAGCTGCGCGCCAAGCTGCCGTCCAGGCTGGCCATGCCCGCAAAGGCCGCCTGCAGGCGCGCCTGCAGCTGCTGCAGCAGGCCAGCCGGTGCGGTGCGCGTGCGGGTGATGCGGGCGGTGATGTCGATGGTGCGTGGCACGGCCACGGCCACATTGACGGGCACGCCCAGCATGCGGGCGTTGTCGGCATTCAGGGCCTCGGACACCAGCTGCCGCACGGCCTGGGCCTGCGCCTGGTCGGCGACCCACAGCATGACGAGCACGCTGCCCGGCGCCTGCTGGCTGGCCCGCACGGCGCGCACCAGGGGCGAGGCGGTGAGGGCGTGGAATTCGTAGTGCTCGCGCGTGCCCTGGCCGGCCAGGGCGGCGATGCGCAGCTGCAGGCGGGTGCGCAGGCGGTCGTCGGTTTCGCCATCCTGGCGGGTCACGCCGTACTGCGCGGCCAGGTGGTCGAGGTCGCCGCCCGTGGCAAAGGCCAGCAGGTGGGCGCGGGCGGCATCGTTGACGCGGGCGCGGTACAGCAGCTCACGGTAGGCGCAGGCCTCCAGCAGCTTGACGATGGGATCAGATTCGAGCGCGAGGACTTCGGCCAGCTCGGGCGCGCGGGCCAGTATGTCGGCCTTGAGGTCGGCCAGTATCTGCTCGAAGTCCAGCGGCTCGATGATCTGCGGGGCGGGGAGGGTGGCCAGGTCTGTGCCCGGGGATTGGCTCATGGCGCGCCCCCGATGGTGACGGCCAGGCGCAGGGCGCGGGCCTTGGCGGCGGCGCCGGTCAGCAGGTTGCCCACCACGGTGATGGTGGCGCGGCCCTTGGTCAGCGGGTCGCGCTCGATGTTGAGCTGCTGCAGCTGCAATCGCGGCTCCCAGCGCATCAGAGCACTGGCGGCGGCGGACAGCAGGCGGATTTCGGTGGTGCGGTTGTCGGGCTGGTCCACCAGTGCGGGCACGAGCGAGCCGTAATCGCGGCGCATGACGCGCGTGCCGATGGGCGTGGCCAGGATGTCGCCGATGGACTGGCGCAGATGCTCCACCTCGGTGATGGCGCGGCCGGTGTTGCGGTCCATCATCGCGGCGCCCCCGTGTTGCTGTCGCCGGAGCGCACGCCGCCGTGTACGTGCTTCACCAAGCTGATGCCCTGGGCCTCGATGTCCACGTTGGTGGAGATGCCCCCGGCCGTCATGCTGAGCGATGCGGCGCCCACGTTGAGCTGCAGGCTGGTGGGGGTCATGTGCAGGCGGCACTGGCCCTGTCCCACGTCCAGCGTGATGGACTCCAGGCACATGATTTCCAGGGCGCCGCGCAGCCACTGCAGGTGGTTGTCTTGCGCCCACTCCATGCGCTCGCATTCGGGCTGGTCGCTGGGCTGGGGCATGGCGTCGGAGTACAGGCCCACCAGGGCCACGCCCTGGGTCATGTCGCCGCCCTGGCACAGCACCACGGCCTGCTCACCCACTACGGGCGGGCACCAGTGCCGGCCGCCCTGGGCGCCGCCAGCGCGCAGGGCCAGCCAGGGGAGCCAGTCCGTGGTGTTGTCGCCCACCTTGACGCGCAGGCAGGCCGGGCTGGTCAGCTGCACGGCGGCCACGGTGCCGCGCCGGATCAGGTTCTCCAGGCGGCGGGCGGCCTCGTAGGGCGATTCGGTTTGTGCGACGGGCGATTCCATGGCCCCCATGGTGGCCACGCACGCGCG